CCTTCGAAGACACACGTGCAAGTTTTGAAAATTCTAAAAAGCAGTGAAGCAATGGGCAAGAGAGGACCATCGAAACAACCGCAGCAGCTGCTCGAATTGAAGGGTACGGCGCAGCCCTGTCGAAGACGTGCCGAGACCGCATTGGTAGGCGAGAAGATTGCCGACATCTCGCAAGTGCCAGCTTTATGCGACTTCCACCGACTGACGGAGCGCGGCCAGCGCATCTTTTTGCGGCAGGCTACCTTCCTCATCGGGTTGAAGGTGCTGCAGACAAATGACCTGGATGCTCTCGTTCTATATGCAGAAAACTATGACATGGCTCTGAAGTGTATGGGCAACATTAATAAGCAGTCATGGTTTAAGCCGAAATACGACGAGGCCGGTCAGCTTGTTGGCTATGTCGATAATCCCTACTTAAAGCAGTTTGACAAGATCTGCAAGACGCTGAACACTCTTGGCGACAGGTTCGGTATGACACCAGCAAGCCGCATTCGTCTCAGCGTTGAGGTGAAGGAGGAGGAAAAGGACATCATGGATATTTCAACGGATGTCATTGAGATATGAAACTTGATTACAGACAACGGATAGCCGAATATATCGATGCGGTGCAGAGTGGCCGAAGGGTCGCCGGACACTATGAGGTGGCGGCAGTGGAGAGGCAGCTGCGTGACTTGCGGCGCCAGCGCACAAAAAGCTTCTCCTACTACTGGGATGAGGCTGAGGCTATCCGTCGCTGTAACTTCTACGCCCGCCTCTGCCATTGTAAGGGAGAGTTTGCGGGAAAGCCAATCATCCTTGAGGGGTGGCAGGCTTTTATCGTGGCGGTCGTCTTCGGATGGAAGCGATGTGATAATAACTACCGACGATTCATCAGGGTAGACGTCGAGACTGCCCGCAAGAACGGCAAGACTACACTTGCATCCGGCATCGGCATCGAGATGATGAGCCAGCTCGAAAACGAGCCTGGTGCCGAGGTGTATGCGGCAGCGGTGGACCGCAATCAGGCAAAGCTGTGCTGGGAAGGAGCAAAGCAGATCATTCAAAGTTCGACAGCCTTGTCGGAGATATTCAAGTGCTATCAGTTCAGCATCGTTGATATGCGGATGGCATCCAGCTTCAAACCGCTATCAAAAGACACCCAGAACAAGGATGGCCTCAACCCTTCCTGTGGCATCTGCGACGAGAGGCACGCTTGGAAGAACAACGACATCTATGAGCTATTGAGGACAGGTATGGGTAGCCGTAGACAGCCCCTGCTTTTCAGCATCACGACCGCTGGTCTGGACAAGAGTCTCCCTTACTTTGAGGATCTGCAAAGAATGAAGGCTATCCTGGACGGACACATCACCGACGAGCAGCAGTTCGTTATGATATTCGAGCCTGACAAGGACGATGACTGGAAGGACGAGCGCACCTGGTATAAGGCCAACCCGAACCTCGGTGTATCTCTCAGCATAGACTATCTCCGAAGCGAATTTGAGGATGCTGTACGCAAGGGGGGAGCCAGGGAGGTGCATTTCAAGACGAAGAACCTCAATATGTGGGTTGACGCTCCGGAGGTGTGGATAAACGAGGATAAAGTTAAGGCTTGCGACTTCGGCACCGAGGATGCTGCCCTGCTTGGTCAGGAGTGCTATGGCGGTCTCGACTTTGCGTCACACGTCGATATAATTGCGTTTGAACTCTACTTCCCCACCTTGCCGCATAAGCCTGTCAAAAGTTACTACTGGATACCGGAGGCAAAGGTGGAGCAGGGCACAGATCTCGTGGATTATCGTGCCTGGAAAGAACAGGGCTGGATCAAGACCACCGAGGGAGAGGTAATCGACATCGACTATCTCGTTGCCGACATCCTGGCAATTTGCAAAAAGTACAACGTCAAGAACATCGCCTTCGACCCCTACAAGGCGTATCACGGACTTATACAAGGATTGCAGCAAGGTGGTCTCGACAGCGTCCTCTCCGAGTTCAGTCAGGGTATCAAGAATATGAGCGAACCGACCAAGGAGCTGGAGAGGCTCGTCACGGCAGGCGAGCTCGACCTTATGGGCAACCCCATCCTCGAGTGGATGTTCCGCAACGCTACCCCGTACTACGATCCGAATGACAACATAAAGCTCTTCAAGGGAAAGGCCCGAAACAAGATTGACGGTGTTATCGCCCTTATCAACGCCATCGGCGGCTATATGGCCATTACTGTAAGCCGCAAACCTATCTATCAATCTCATACACTACGAATATTGCCATGATGCAGATTGACGCTATAGACCTTGTCACTATGAGTGGCTTTACTGCCACATTTTGGCAGTTGTACCGAGAAGGTGGCCGCAGCCAGGAGGCCGTGTACGACATCCTCGACGAGATATATTACGCCCGCTTCGGCGAGCACAGATTCGTGTCTTTTGATGCTTTCCGTATGCGCCGCAACCGCGAGACGCGCAAAAAGCGCAGGCTCAAGGTATAAATGAACAAATGTTCAGTCCCTTGCGGGGCTCAATCCCCAAATTTGGAGAGACTTAAAGCATCCAAATGGGACTTTTCGACATTTTCAGGCGAAGGAAACCGGAGCAGAGAGGCATATATCATGGGACGGAGGACACTTACTCCGTCCTGCGTGAGCCTCTGTCCGACTTCGGCCTGACAGTCAGCAACGACGCAGCGCTCAAGATGACGGCCTACTATGCCGGGGTGCGTCTGATCTCCGAAAACATAGCGGCACTCCCCAAGCGCATATTCCGCGATGCGGCCAACGGCGACCTTACGCCCGTCAATGACGCAGTCAGCAGGGCCATAGGTGTAAGGCCCAACGCCTACACCAACTCCTTCGATTTCTGGTTTACGATGGTCGCCTGGCTGCTCAATCGTGGCAACGCCTATGCCCTTATACAGTGGGTTGTCGATGGCAGCGTGGAGCTGCATCAGATCCATCCTGACTATGTCACTCCGGTGCTGGTCAAAGGCCACAAGTGGTTTCACGTCCAGCTGCCTTCTACTGATAGCCGGACATTCCTTAACGGTGACTATCCCGACTACCGGATGCTGCACTTCATGCAGTTCACGATGGATGGCATCGTGGGCCTCAACCCCGTTGTCTATAACGCCATCGCCCTGGGCAAAGGGGCGGCGATGGAGAAATTCATCGCCCGCTACTTCAAGCTGGGGGGCGACAAGAGGGCCGTCCTCGAGACGGACGGAAACCTCGGTGATGATGCCTACAATCAATTTCTCGAGCGTTACAAGAAAACAGGCGCGGGCGGCACTCCCCTGCTTGAATGGGGTATCAAGTTCAAGCAAGTCAACGTAGATCCCGTGACCGCCGCCCTCATCGAGAGCGAGACCTTCAGCATCGACGACATCGCCAGGATGCTCAACATCCCTCCCCACATGCTGGCAGAGCTCACGCACGCCACCTTCAGTAACATCGAGCATCAGACGATACAGTTCGTGCAGTACACGCTGCGCCCGCTGGTGAAGCGCATAGAGGTCGAGCTGGAGAGCAAGATGTTCTACTTCGCCGGCTACAGCGTGAAGTTCGTCCTGGAAGGTCTGCTTCGAGGTGACACCCAGGCAAGGGCTGCATTCTATCACGGAGCCATCCTCGACGGCTGGATGAGCCGCAACGAGGTGCGTAAGATGGAAGGACTGCCGATGGCTGAAGGACTTGACGAATACTTATACCCCACCAACGAGATGAAGGTGGGGGATGAACCAGATAACACAGACAAGCAATGAACGAGATTTTCACCAGAGTGTCGAAGGCCGGCACAAAGAGCGGAGATCGCAAGATGACATTCGTGGCATCGGATGCCACCCGTGACTCCTACGGAACCGTCCTGCTTCCGGACGGCTGGGAACTTGACCGATTTAATAACAACCCCATTATTGGCTATCAGCACGGGTTGCAATACTCCAGCAACCCCGATGCCGTCATCGGCAAGGGCAGGGTTTACCTTGAGGATGACAAGCTGATGGTCGAGGTAGAGTTGGAACCGGAGGGGATGAACGACATCGCCGACAAGGTGTGGAAGAAACTCGAGTTCGGCACTCTCAATGCCGTAAGCGTGGGTTTTGTCCCGAAGGAAGGTCGCTGGGGTGTAGGAGAAGAAGCCCCCGGCAAGAAGAACGAGACCTACTACTACACACGGATGGAGCTGCTTGAAATCTCCATCGTGGCAATACCGGCCAATCCCAATGCGCTGAAGAATGAAGCCGATCCCGAAACAGACCGTCTTGGTGAACTGCGCCAGGAGGCCCTTGCCGAAGAGCAGAAGTCGGACACAGCCGATCAGGACGAAGGCCGTCAGCACGAAAAGGCCATAGCCATAGCGGAGGCAGAAGTGATCCTGCTTGAAAATGAAATTTAACCAACTAATACATTACACAGACATGAGACAGATTGTACAGATTCTCGCAGACCTCAAGGCCAACGTAGAGGCTATGAGGGCTTGCTCCCCTAACGACGCCGAGGAAATGGCCACACTTGTTGCCAAAGACAAGGCGCTGAAGGACGAACTCGCTGCTGCTCGCGCAGCCGAGGAAGCTGACCGCCTGCTTGTAGCGCAGGAAGTACGCAAAGAGGCGAAGAAGGGCAACCGCTTTTCTCTTGCCAGGTTTATCGCCGGTGTCGCAGACCGCCATCTTGACGGTATCGAGGCCGAGGTAGCTGCCGCCGGTGCAGAAGAGTACCGCCGCATAGGACTCTCCCAGAAGGGTAAGGTTATCCCTTCAGCCCTGCTCAGGGATGTCCACGGCCAGAACTTCGCCGACGATGATGAGGGTGGATACCTCGGTATCACCACTCTCCGCTACATCGAAGATGTGAAGGAAAGACTCGTCGTAAACAAGATGGGCGCTACCGTCCTCCCCGGTCTCGTAGGCCAGGTAAGCCTCCCCTCAGTGGGCAGCGTCACCGCTTCCTTCCTCGACGAAGGCGCCGCATCTCAGACCAAGGTCGCTGACGTGGCAAACGTCATCCTCACCCCGCGTGGCATCCGTGCCAGCATGGTGACCACCCGCGACCTCCTCAAGCAGACCAGCATCGCTGTCGACCGCATCCTCGAAGAGCGTCTTGCTGACGCTTCAGCAGCCTGCATCGACAAGGAGGCTCTCGCCGCCATCGTCACCGCAGCGACATCTGCCGGAGACTCTATCAGCTGGGCAAACCTCGTGGCCATGGAGACCGCCATCAATGCAGCCAACGCTAACCGTGGCCGCATGGGTTATGTGTTAACCGCAAACGCCTGGGGAGCTGCCAAGACTACCCTCAAGAGCGAAGGTGTCGGTGGATACCTCCTCGACGTAGACGGCAAGGTCAACGGCTACCCTGTGGACTTCAGCAACCTTCTCGCCCGCGCCGATGCCATCTTCGGTAACTTCCAGGATCTCTACATCGGTCAGTGGGGCGGCATCGACTTCGTTGTCGATGAGGTGACCCTCGGAGACACCGGCGAGATCAAAGTCCTCCTGTTCAACTATGCCGACGCTAAGGTTGCCTTCGCAAAGAGCTTCAGCAAGCTCGGCGCAGCAGGCAGCGGCTCAGGCAGCGGCGTAGGCGCGTAACCGTTAATCTCTCTCGATATGATGGACGAAACCATAATGACAGATGCGGCTCAGGTACAGTGCCTGCTTGACCGCTTCAAGAGCCACCTGCGGCTGACATCCAACGATGCCGACGCAGACCTTATGGCCAAGCTGCAGTCAGCCCTCGCTTCCGTGGGACACGACGTGCATCGCGTGCTGACCTTCAGCACCGTCACCGCCGTGGCCACGACTTCCAGCGTGGGCGGCAGGATAGTGCTCAGGCTCCGCGGCCCCGTCCGCGAGGTGGAGCGCGTGTCTGTCAATGGTACCGTCCTGACCGAAGGCGAAGGCTATACGGTGAGCGGCAACAGGCTCTCCATCAACGGAGACTACCGCGACGCAGCCGTTGAGGTCGTCTACAGGGCCGGATACGTCACTATGCCTTCCGACATGTGGGAGGCGGTATGCCTGAGAGGGGCCGGCAGCTATGCCAATCCCCTTGACAGCGTGCAGGAGCGTATGCGAGCCTCCGATGTCCTTCTGAGACCTTACCGCTATCAGGACTGGCAGTCATGACGGGCAATGCCGACATAGGGAACATGGACACTCTCGTAACCCTGCAGAGCTGCACGATAACGCGCAACGAGCAGGGCGCGAAGGTCAAGACTTACGCCGACTTCCGCAAGGTTTGGGCGAAGATAGACCTCAGCGTGGACGAGCAGGTCTCCCTCGGCAACCTGGAGGCGGGACACGTCATCTACCTCACGATCTACAAGGTTCCCGAGCTGGACACCCGATGGCGGGTGGTCATCAAGGATGAGCCGTGGCAGATCACCGCGATAGATGCCGGAGACCGCATATCCCCGATATACCGTCTCACGCTTCAAAGCATCAGCCGATGAGCGTGTCGATGAAGATAGAGGGGATGTCGGACTGCCTCAACTGGTGCGACAAGGCTCCCGAGGATATGATAAAGCTGGCCAAGAGCGCAATGCGCGAAGGCGGCAAGGCCGTGACCAGGAAGATGAGGCCGAACATCGACAACAGATGGCGCAGGCTCATCAAGTACAAGGTCACCGGCGGGCGCAACGACAAGGACCTCAACTGCGGGCTGGGCTTCTTCAACGGACACCAGCAGCAGGGCAAGCAGCCGAAGGGCGCACCCATAGACGACTGGTTCAAGGCCTACTGGAAGAACTACGGAACGCTGACGAAGCGAGATCCGAACCACCAGTTCACCAAGCCCATCCGTCACGGCAACACGGCGGCGGCGCAGAGGCGCAGAAACCGTATAGGACAGCCACACGAGAACTTCTTTGAAGGCGCGATAGCGGGATACGAGGACGTATTCTTCAACGCCTTCGCAGAACACCTGGCAAAGAACATCGACGAGTGTTATGATAGATAGCGAGCGCATAGGCAAGGCATTCGAGGCGGCGGTGGGTGACATCGCCCCCTGCTTCCTTTCGGAAGCCGAGACCGACGAATACCCCTTCATCGTGTACCAGCAGACCGTCACTCCGGTGCGCTGCAAGGACGGCAACGCAGCCCTGCAGTCGAGCCTCCAGGCGGTAATCGTCTCGGATGATCCGGACGAGGCCGAGGACGTGGCCGGAAGGGTGGCTAAGGCTGCACGCACGCAGATGGAAGGCTTCGCGGTCTATCCCGACACCCTCGATCGCGATTGCACAAACGGCATCTGGGAGATAACCCTCACCTGGACTGTCCATCAGCACGATATGACACCCGCAACGTCAGGCTCCGGCGGCGGGAGTGGAGAAGGAGCGTAACAAACCTTAAACACACTTTACACAATGGTAGAAGGATACAACATAGCGTTCAAGATCGGCGGCAAGACCATCTGCGGACGCACCCAGGATGACCTCACCATCGCCGCCCGCCTTACCGAATCCATCACAAAGGACGATGCGGGCGACACCAAGGTCACCGTAAGCGGCCACGACGTGACATTCTCGGCTTCGGGAATGGTCATCGTCAGCAACTCTGACAACACCAAGCTGGACCGCGACGCTATCATGGAGCAGGCCCTGAAGAAGGGCACCTATGCTCCCGTGAACGTCACCTACGTCGCAGCCGGTGGGGACACCTACGCAGGCAGTGCCATCATCACCCAGTACCGCGAATCTTCCAACTCAACCGACATCGCAACCTGGCAGGCTGACTTCCGCATCAGCGGCAGCTTCACCAAGAGCGGCTCAGGCGCATAGTCATGGCGAAGAATACGGTAACGATAGCGGGCGAGGCGTATGAGGTAGCGTGCAACATGAACGCCCTGATGGACTTCCTTTCGGAGCGTGGCACGGACGACTTCACTGCGTTGACGGACCTGACGAAACTGAAACCCTCGGACATGCTGCCTCTGATGGCGGCATGCATCCGCGAGGGTGAGCGCCTTGCGGGGCGCGACTGCAGCATCACGGGGAAGGACATCGGCACCGTGGCCGACTTCTCCGTCATCACCTCCTTCATGGAGATCTTCGGCAGGGCTATGAGCCCTGCCGTAACCGCGGAAGAAAAAAAATAGCCGCTGAGGGTTCCGTCCCGACCTTCAGGATAGGCGACATCAGGGGCAAGGCTCTCGGGGTGCTGCACATCAGCCGCAGTGACTTCGGCCTTATGACTGTGGGCGAGTTCTGGGAGGCGTGGAAGGCTTACCGCGACGAGAAGGACGCAGACCGCAGGCATCTGGGAGAGCTGGCCAGGGGAATGGCGGCGCGCCTCCTCAACCCTTTCTGCAAGGGAGCCATCAGGGAGGTAGACCGCTTCTGGCCTATGCCCTGGGACGATAGGGCGGCATTCGATGCAGAGACGCGCAGGCTCGAAGCGCTGCCGGCAGACGAGAAGCAGATGGAAGCGCGGAAATTCTTGGAACGAATAGGAATGAGCTATGGCGAAGCAGAGCCCGAATCTTAAAGTAAATGTCAACTCCGACACCTCCGGCTTTACGAAGGGAATGTCGCAGGCGAAGAAGGAACTCAACGCCTTCGAGAAGACCGGCAGCGACGCGCTGTCGAAGCTGGCCTCCATCTTCGGAGTCAACACCGCACAGGTACAGAAACTGCAGGAGGCTGCGGCAGGCGCAGGGCGCAAGCTGGAGCAGATGGGCGGCGAGGGTAACAAGGCCCTCGGGCAGATCGTCGCATCTGCGGGCAAGGCGGGAGCCGCCATCGGAGCCATAGGCATCGGCGCGGCAGTCACCGCCTTCAAGCTGCTGAACGAGGAGGCCACGGCCTTCAAGAACACCGTAGCGGGAGCGAACATCGAACTGCAGACTCAGGCATACCTTGCCACCTACAAGCAGGCAATGCACGACTATCAGTCCGCCACGGGGCAGACGATGGCCGAGGCAGAGTCGCAGTGGCAGAAGTTCTGGGGCAGGCTGTGGCAGAACACCAAGAGCACCATCACCACGGCCATCACTTCGCCGGTATTCAGCGGCGGATCTACCGCCCTGGCATCCACACTCACCAACGCCATCAACGAGACCGCCAACGCCTCCGAACACGCCAAGGACGTGGCATCCCAGGCCGAAGACATAGCGAAGCAGATCTTCGACCTCCAGCTCAAGCAGAACGACGCTACGCGCCGCTGGGCGGATATGGAGAAGGAGATCTCCGAAGCGCGTCTCGTAGCCTACGACGCGGAGGCAAGCACCTCCGAGAGACGTGCGGCTCTGGCGCGGATGCAGGAGCTCATCAACACGAAATACAACGAGCAGTACGAGATACAGAAGCAGATATCTCTGCTGACCGACGAAAATAACGACCTCACGGCATCCAGTGTCGAGGACATACAAAGAGCCAACCAGCTCTATGTGCAATCGCAGAACAGCCTCGCGCAGATGAACAACGAGCTCAAGAGCCTCGAAAGACTCTCGAAGAGCATATCCAACGCCGCGGCAGCGGAAGCCAAGTCAAGGCAGGAGACCGCAGCCGCCATCGCCAAGGGCGTGGAGAGGATGCAGGACTTCGCCACGGCACAGATAGAGTTGGCCGTAAGCCCCGAAGCCGTGAACACCATCCACGACTTTATGGAGCAGGCCATAGCCACCAAGCCCATAGAGATACCCGTAAGGACGGAGAGAGCCAAGCAGGAGGTGCTGGACCTCAACGAGGTAATCCAGCAGACTATGGTGGAAGGCATCGAGTCTATGGCCGAGAGCATCGGCAACCTGCTGGGCAACCTTGTCAACGGCGAGGGCGGCGTGGCAGAGTTCGGCCAGGATCTGCTGACTATGATAGGCACCTTCGCGCAGAAGTTCGGCAAGGTGCTCGTGGCCTTCGGCGTGGCCGTCGAAGCCTTCAAGGCCTCCACATCCTCACTCAACGGAATAGCAGCAATCGCGGCAGGCGCAGCCCTCATAGCGGCAGGTGCAGCCGTGAAGACCATAGCAAGCAATATGGCATCGTCTATGGGCGGCGCATCATCGTCAAGCGGCTATGTGGCATCGTCATCCTACGGCGGCGGCAACGGAGGCTACGCCAACTCCACCCTGCAGGTTGAGGTGACGGGAACGCTCACCGCCAACGGATCGCAGCTCGTAGCGGTCCTCAACAACGAGAACAACCGTAAATACTACACATCATAATGGCCTACGCAGTACACTTCCGCTTCAAATGGCAGTCGGATAACGACAACGTCTACCAGATAGACATCCTTGAGGACGGCTACAGCGGCAGCATCGTGAAGCGTCCCCTCGGGGGTGCTCCCCAGCTGCGCCGCAACAAGAACGGCAACATCTGCGGCACGTCGCTGGAGTTCCAGGCGCAGGCGCAGGTGGACGGGGAGTTCGCCTGCCTCTTCGCAGTCAGCGCGACGGCATACCGCGTGGACCTCTACCGCGGCTCATCGCTGATATGGCAGGGCTTCATCACGCCCGAGCTCTACAGCGAGCCCTACATAGCGCCGCCCTACAACGTGAGGGTGACGGCTACCGACAATTTGGGGGAACTCAAGCTGTCGGACTATACGGCGCAGGGAAGGGTATCCGTAGCCACCCTGCTGTCGACGATACTCGCCAAGACGGGACTCTCCTTCTCGGTACACTGGCTCTCGGCTATGCACCCCTCGTCGCAGGCTTCCGTGACTGCGGCCAATATGCCTGCAGGCACCCTCATCAACCTCGACCACCTGGAGGGGGAGACGTGCTACGACGTGCTGACGAAGATGCTGGACACCTTCCACGCCTTCATCGTGCAGCACGACTGCAGCTGGCTGATAGTCCGCGAGACCGACCTCGAAGCACTGCGCTCCGATGCCACCATCACGGCACCCGACGGAACGACATTCTCCATAGGAGACTTCGGATCTATGTCGAACAAGATATGGTGGCCCGTGGGTTACCTGAGCCAGACCGTAGTGGCGGCGAAGAAGAAGAAGGTCATCACCGCCCCGAATGCGTGGGTGGAGAACCTGCTGTCATTGACTCCTTCTTCGTCGGAAAATGCTACGCTTGTAACCCCTACGGACGGCAGTACCCCGTACTACGAACTTACGCCGTGGACCTGGAATGGCGCAGGCAACGTGCCTGGCTCGGCATCGCTGACGGTGCAGACCGGCTTCGATGACTTCGTGCCCGTCAAAGACCTCACGCTGCGCCTCACAATGCAGTTTTGGGGCATCTTGGTAAACATATCGGGAATGACTGCGAAGCACGGCAAATGCGGAGCCTTGAAGGTGAAACTCACGGCCTCGGACGGCAGCAGCTATATCTACCGCTGGCTCGGAGCCGACGGCAGCATAAGTACCACCGAAGTGGAGGCTATGTCCTTCAACGACTCCTTTGACGAAGTTCCGCAAGACATCTACCTGAATATCCCCGTACTCTCCAAGATGTCGGAGGGCGGGTGGACAAGGATATATCAGATACAGGTCACCTATACTTCGTACACCAGCGAGGGCACGGTGACAAGGCTCTACATCTATACTGACTGGAACCTTAATATCGCAGAGCAGAACAAGGGTTATCAGGTGACCTGCCTGCTCAACAACGGCGCAAGGGGCGAGGCCGAGGAAACCACCATCGCAGCAGCCGACAATACGAACAAGAACCTTGAGAAGCTGTTTGTGCAAAACGGCTTCAAATACTCGAACACCGTCAGCGGCCACTACCTTGAGAGCATCGCGGAATGGGCTTCCAGCAACATCCTCTCTATGCCTCTGCTCGAGTTCCTGGCCAGGGACTACTGCCTTTCCATCGCGGTCCCGAGACTGCGTATGGAGGGAACGATGAACGTACCCGCAAGCACCGCACTGCCTCTGCTCTTCCGCGGCGGCGGTCTGATATACTGGCCCGAGACGTGGGACTGGAACCTCGAGACTGACCGTCTCGACATCTCTATGCTCTCTCTTCCTGCCTCTGCCATAACCGTTACAAGTGTAACGCGCACGGCGCAGGGTTCGGGTGGAGTCATCACGGGTGGCGGCGGCACTCCCTCCGGAGGTGGAGGCGGTGGCGGCACCGGCGACGGAACCGTGACAAGCGTGGCCGTGACCGTACCCACGGGGCTGACGGTGACGGGCTCACCGATAACCACCAATGGCACGATAGCCATAGCTCTTGCCGAATACTACACCATACCACTGGCTTCCGACGTGAACAAGGGAGTGGCGGCATACGCCTGGGGCGACCACTCGCAGGCGGGCTATCTCACATCCGCGGTCACAAGTATCACGCTGAAGACTCCCACGGCGCTGAAGGTCAACAGCGCGAACTCCTACACCATCACGAGCAGCGGCACGTTCACCCTCTCGCTGGCAAGCGGATACGTCATCCCGACGCAGCTCTCCATCAACGACTGGAACGCTGCGGCTACCAACAGCCACACGCATTCCAACAAGACCGTACTCGACGGCATCACTTCGACGAAGGTATCGAACTGGGACACGGCATATTCAGACCACCATACCCACTCGAACAAGAGCACCCTTGACGGCATCACCTCGGGCAAGCCGAGCAACTGGGACTCTGCCTACGCGGCCGCAGTCACCAACGTCATAGGCCAAGGCTCCGGCATAAGCGGCTCGGCCACCGGCCTTGTCAACGGAGCCGCAGTCTTCGAGTATGTCTCAAGCCAGGTCAACGTGCCGTACCCCACCAGCTGGACGTGGACGCAGGGAGGCGCAAGCGGTCCCACCGCGACGATAAATATGGCCAACACCACCACGAACATCTCGGTGGCCGCCATACCGTCGGCATCTTACGACTACTCCGGCATCGTGACAACCGGCACGCAGACATTCAAGGGAGCCAAGAGCTTCTTCAACCAGATAACGGCATCGGCAGGCATAGCCTCCTCGGCTGACATCACCGTCACGGGAGGCAGCATCACCACGAACCGCAAGGTGGCGGCTCACGACCTTGTAATCCCCACCGACGGACCGTCAAGCTCGAACAGCTGGATCTCGTCCAGCGAATACTACATAAGTATAGACACCACGGCCATAAGCGGCCAGACACCCTCATAGTATGGCAGCACCGAGGTCCGCATATTACACGCGCCTGCGCTTCAAGATAGGCACCTCGAACAAGGACCAGTGGGTGGCCAAGTTCCTTGTCGGCACATCCGCACAGGGAGGCTATTACGACAATGCGGCGCAGACCATCACCAACGCCTCGAAGATAACGGCCTTCAGGAACGCCATCAAGGAACTCTTCCACCTCGACGGACTCTACTGCGTGAGCAAGGGGAACGTCGCTATGGGCTTCGTGGGCTTCGTCCAGGAGGGCGGCACGAATGCCGGCTACCACCGTCTCGACGACAGCCTGCAGGCCAGCAGGCGCGGCCACAAGATAACGCGCAACGGGGTGACCTACCGCTGCCTCAACGACGCAGGCCTCAACACTATGGGCGACGGATCGCTTTCCATAGGATACGCCTTCGCCAACGCAGCGGCCATTATGGCATCCGTCAAGACTCCCTTCTACCTGGGCTGCACATATACGCTGCAGTTCCGCCGCACGACATCGGGCAGCTGGACGACATCCACCAACACGAACCTCAACGGCTCAACGCAGATAGCGCAGCGCACGTCGCTGACATACCTCACCGACACGCTGCCTTCGGGCACGGGCACGACGCTCTATTGGCAGATGGCCTGCGCCAACACGGAAGGCACCCGCACCCCTTCGGGCAACGTGACGCTCAAGGATGCGATAGCCTGCGTATTCGCGGAGATCTTCCACGTCAATCCCTGGAGTTCGGGCAACAGCGTGGTCTACAGCGGCAACAGCCTCTACGCCTCGGATGCCTCTCGCGCAGCGATATGTATGTATCAGAGCGACCTTGACACCATCCTCTCGAAGTGTGCGGCACGAACCTGGAGCAGGGGATCGCTGGCAACGACTACAGCGGCTGGACTCTCCAACACCATACCCGTATATAACTCACCGTACAAGATGTACGAGAACACGCGACGCTCCGCATCCGATGCCAACTACTACTATATGCTGACGAAGGACTACGGCATCCGCGTGAGCTCGACGGGCTATGTGACTGGCATCTTCTACGCCAACGAATGCACCACACCGACATACCAGCATATCCGCATACTGACATACTTTGAGCGCAGGTACGATACCACCGCAGGCAAGTACATCTGCTCGGCCACCGTACAGGCGGCTTATATGGATGCCTCGTCAACATACCCCGACTTCAACACCACAGTAGGCATAACGCTGAAGTGGGCATACCGAAGCAGCAGCAACACCCGCACGGCTCTCACCACCGTCTACTTCGCCAACGGGCAGACGCAGCAGGGAGCAGACATCACGATAAGCAGCAGCACGGGCAGATCCGGTCAGGCCATATTCGTGGGCTACACCGACGACGACAGCGTGAACGACGTGCTCGTCACCGTGGACTACCGACTGCCTGCGACTCTCCCCGTAGAGATAGAATATACCCATTACTAATAATATCAATAATATGAAACTCACAAACGACCAAATCTTTACACTCGGCATCCAGGGCATAGGCAAGCTAAACTATGGCAAGCTGGAGCCCATTGCCGCAATGAGGGCATACCGCTTCAGGCGCGACATCGTCCGCATCATCCGCGAAATCGAGAAGGAGCAGGGCGAAATCAAGCAGGATGTCTGGGAGGACAAGGAACTGCTGCAGAGAGTTATCAAGTACGAGCAGACTCACAAGGGTATGACCGACGAAGAGTACAAGGCTGCCATCGAAGCCAATTTGTCGAAGGCGCAGGAGATGCTTGTGGCATACGGCAGGGAGGAGCGCGACATCGCAGTCCAGCCCATAGCATTCCCCAGCTGGCTGCAGCTGCTCAAGGATAACCCCTGGCTTGCAGGGTGGGAGGAAACGCTCGCCGACCTCATTTCCGACAACGAAATGTGAACAGATGTTCACCGCATTTGCCATAACGCTTAGTAATTTTCCACTGCTATGACTACACTGAAACCCATACGACAGGTGACGACGGTCACGATGCGCGTCACCCTCACCGATAACGGAGTCAAGGTCAGCTGGCCCGACCTCGACAGCGTCAAAGCCTTCGTCTACTCCGAGCAGCAGCGACTCGTTGCCGGTGCCTGCACCGTTGAGGTGGACGGCACCGACGACACCGTCCTCATCTGCACATACGCCGCCGACAAGCCACAGTACCTCGGCCCCCAGAAGGCCGTGATCGTCGCGGAGTATCAGGGGCAGAAGTCGACATACGACAAGCCGGCCTTTACCTTTGTTGCCACCACCGCCGAGACAATCGTTGACGGTACCACGATTGCTGCCGACACCACCGACGTTGACATCAACGTGGAGGACGTGTCAAGCAGCATCCTGGCAGGCGCGATAGCGGCAGCACTTGCCGCCGCCCAGGACGCCAACGATGCAGCGGACGACGCTACGGCGGCAGCACAGGAGGCGAGGGATGCCGCGGCATCCGTACCGTCCGTCGATAACTTCTACACAAAGCCGGAGGTCGACACCATCGCCGCCGGCAAGCAGGACAAGCTGCAGTCAGGAGTGAACATTAAGACCATCAACGGGGAGAGCATCCTCGGCGAGGGAGACATCGAGATCCAGGGTGGCGATCCTGATGCAGTGCTGTATACCGAGCAGTCGCTGACTTCCGAACAGAAGGCGCAGGCAAGAACCAACATCGGCGCAGGGACATATAGCAAACCGCAAGACGGCATCCCGTCGACCGACCTTGCAAGTGGAGTCATTCCTGATGTCAGCAACTTCATCACCAAGTCCGTAAATGACCTTGTAAACTACTACAAGAAGACCGAGACATACACGCAGACGGAGGTCAACAACCTTATCGCTGCCATCAATCAGTTCCACTATGAGATTGCTGCAAGCACGAGTGCTGTGACAAGCCCTGCCTCGAATGTCCTCTATCTCATCGGCCCGACAGGTAGCGGAGCAGACAAGTACGAGGAGTATGTCTATGACACCACAAGGCAGGCGGGACAGGAATGGGTGAAGATTGGAGACACGAGCGTCGACCTCAGTGGCTATGTCACCACCTCTGCCTTGAATACGGCTCTTGCTGCCTACACCACTACCACAGACCTCACGACTCTGTTGCAAGGCAAGCAGGACGCACTGGTGGATATGACCTTCTCGACCTTTATGGACTTGTGGAATGACTCAATAGCACCGTCATCATAATGGCTAAACTACTGATAAACGACCAGAACAAAGCCTACTTGAACAGTCAGGGCAAGGCGTATGCAATCACGAATGTGGATGCCGCCGAAGGGCAGTCTCCGCTATCCGTGACTGCTGCTGCTGGCAGGGTGCTGCGCTTGTTCCGAAGTGGCAGTTGTTCGCAGGCTTCGACGCCGACACCGAGCAGTCCTGTGGATATCGTGTGCAACAACGGGGCGCTGACGTGGGATGCACAGCAGGACAAGGTCGTAGGCGATACTCCCGAGGCACTGACACTTTCTGGCAAGAACTTATTAGATGACGCTATTATCGAAGAAAGTACAAATAATGGCATTACTATCCATCGAGCAGCAGATGGAACGATAACTGCCACTGGAGCAATTCTGAGTGGAACATATGCGTCATTCGTCTTTGTGTTGACAAACCCGATACCTCCAGGTACGTATTCATTGAGTTTGAACAGAACCAAGAAACTTGATTCAGGCGCTCTTGTAGGGTTCGGAGTCAATGGAAGTGCTACAGTAAGTTCACGAGCTGCATCCTTATCATCATCAACGACAGACACAAAGACATTTGAGGTTAACAGCGATGAAGTGGCTAATCGGATGGTAATCAGGCTTAATGGAGAACTCACTGATTTCTCGATGCACATACAAGTTGAAAAAGGTGAAAAGGTCACTCCCTATGAACGCTATGTTGCACCGACAACCGCCTCCGTTCCCGACCTCTTGCAAGTGGGCGACTATGTTGACGAGGCTGACCTTATCAGCGGAGTCATCAAGCGCAAGTGTGGATTGAAAGTGCTTGACGGCACGGAGGCGTGGGCTAAAGTTTCCCAATACAATATTTTTTACTATCACGATGAGATAATACGATACAACAACCCCGTGCTTGCTGGTTTGTCGTCACACTTTGTCGGCTCGGCAGAAAGTAATGCAAATATGCCCGACAACTCGGTTAAGCTGACTTATGTCTCTGGGTATGACCCCGGGCACGGTGCTATATCTATCAAGCACAACGCCTCGGCTAACGTAGATGCTTTCAAGGCGTTTCTCGCAGCGCAGTACGCCAACGGCACTCCCGTCATCGTGGTATATCCTCTTGCAACGCCGACCACCGAGCAGGCGACACCGCAAGAACTGAACACCGCAGCAGGCGCGAACACCATACAGAGCAGCGTAAGCGGAGCAGACATTCGAATAACCTATAAAGTATAACGATATGGCAACTGACAACAATTACTACAAGATAAAGGGTGAGGTTTGGAAGCAAATTACAGGCTTCCTCAAGTCCGTGTTCTGGCCTATTGCCGATGTAATCAATGTGGCACTCGGAGACGCTGCGTTTCTCGGCGTGGACAATTCCGTCACCAAGAGTTCCAACAATGCGGTCAAGAGTGGCGGCGTGTATGACGAGGTGCATCCGGCCTATGGCAGCAGTCAGCCTTCGGGCGGTATGTTGCCGAACATCCTCTACAAACTCGGCACTCTTACAGGCACGGTGACTATCTCTTTGGCTACCCCTGCCGATGCGACCATCGAGAACGAGTACAAGTTTTCGTTTACCGCAGACAGCGCGGCTCCGACCATCACTTGGGACAATGCCATCACCGCGTGGCTCGGAAACTGCCTTGATGCAAACGGACAGCCCGTCATCACGGCAAGTAAGTCATACGAAGTGTCAATCGTAGACGGCAACGCCTACATAATCGAGTGGTAAGATGAGTGGATATCGCAGACGGTTGATGGCAGAGGTACTCGCAAGCCTGCCCTACGATGCAGAGGTGCAGTACATCGAGAAGTCGGGTGCTGCCTATATCGACACGGGCATCAAGGCCAAGAGTACCATCACCTTTGACCTTACATTCTACCAGCCGACACATACGACACAAGGAACTATCTTCGGTGCGCGTGCAGGAAGCAGCAGTGGACTGCTCCTGTTGATGAACGATTGCCGAAGCACACAGAAAGTATCACGATGGTCGTATAACACTTCGGCCACAACGAAGGATTCTCTGCCTGCTGGGTGGTACAACATTAACAATCGCGTCAATGGGGCGAATAGTGCTTACATTGGCAATCTCGCCTATACTCCGTCCGCTGCCACTTGGTCAAGTGACAACAATATATATATCGGCGCTTACAACGATAACGGCACAGCAACGGCATCAGACGAGGCGACGAAGTTCTTGCCCTGCAAGATATGGGACAACGGAGTGCTTGTGCGTGACTACATCTGTGTCCGCAAGAACGGTTTCGGCTACCTCTATGACCGCGTGACGAAGCAACTCTTCGGCAACGCGAACTCAAGCGGCTCATTTACTTGCGGCGCGGATGTGCCTTACACTTGCGAGATTGACTATATACAGACAGACGGCAATGCCTATATCAACACAGGCATATATGCCTCAAATGCGGTGAGTGTGGATATCACAATGTATCTGACAAGTGGCGACACCACTTGGCCCTTTGGCGGGCGTAACGCCAATAACGACAGGCAACTTGGCATCCAGAACAATTCTACCTACGGCTTGTGGTGGAGGTGGGGAGAGAATTCCGCTGTCGGGACACACTTGGATGCTGGAAAATACCGATTCCGTAGTGTGGCCAACAATCTCTATGTGATAGGCGGTGGATATACGCTAACGGCTACGGCGAACACATTTACATCGGACTACACGGTATATCTTGGGGCCCTCAACAATGGAGGCTCGGCGAGCAGTAAGCGGTCAGGAGATAAGATATACCAATCGTACTTGTACACCGATGCGGTGGCATCGCGTGCTTATGTCCCTGTGCGCGTCGGCAGCGTAGGCTATCTCTATGACCGCATAACAAATACCCTCTACGGCAACGCAGCATCTTCGGGTGCATTTGGATTAGGAACTGACATTAAATAACAACGAATATGGAAAGACAGTTATATATAAAGTACATCGGTGGCGAACCCGTCATCAGTTACTGCACCTCACTTTACATCGACGGACACTGGACTTCAAATCCGACTCCCGAACAAATCGCCCAAGATGGCTGGCTCCCGTACACTCCCCCCGAACCGCAGCCCTATGTCCCCGAACCGCAAAATACTCCCTACGAGAGCGACACGATTGAGGCCATCAAGAAGATGTTTGCACCGGAGATTGGCGAGATGTCGGACAAAGAAGCACTCGACGTAGCGGCTTTGTTCCCTACTTGGCACTCAATGCTTGGCAAGGCAGTCGCAAAGGACGAGAGATATTGGGACGACGGCAAACTTTGGAAAGTCCTTCAGCCGCACACCGTGTCGGCAGAGTGGAGACCGAAAGATGCCGTGAGCCTCTTTGTGGAAGTCACCGTCGAAGAATGGCCTGAAATCCCCGAGAACATCCTTGCGGAAAACGCTTGGATGCAGGGTGACAAAGGCACTTGGCACGGTCAGCATTACATATCGCTCATCGACAACAATGTCTGGAACCCCGACCAGTACCCTGCCGCTTGGCAACTCGCAGAATAACCCCAAAATAATACTACTATGAAAGACCTCAAGAACATCCTCAGACTCATCTGCTTCTGCCTTTACGCACTCGCAGTCATCGGTGGATTCGGCTACTGCGGCTACATCCACAAGTGGCTCTTCGCCATCGCAATCCTCGCGCTTGGCGCAATGGCATTCCCCTTCGTCAAGAAGTTATGGCCGACGGTGGAGAATTCGCCGTTCAACGAGAAAAAGAAATAACCCTTAATCCCTGGAGGAAAAACAATGGACTGGAGTCAGATCATCAGCGTATTGATAGGCACTGGCGGTATCGTCACCGTAGTCACGCTTGTCGAGAAGAAGTCTGCGGCAATGCTGGAAAATGCGAAGGCTCTCTGCGAGTCTTACAAGCAGCTGGCCGAGGAGTACGAGATACGCGAGGCCAAGACACAGCAGCTGCTCGTCGAAAAGGAGCAGGAACTGCTCAACCAGGTCAAGATGAACTCCAGCCTCCGGCACGGACTTGACGACGCGCATACCGAGTGCGCCGTGGCAAAGCTTATGTACTGCAAGAAGGCCAAGTGCATTGACCGAGATCCGCCATTCGGCACGAATGCCGACAAGGTGGTGACAGAGTCAAAGGAGAGCACTCGCAGGAACTACCAAAGACCGCCGAGAGATGAGTAAGTATTTCAAGGCGGCAGAGTTCGTAAGGTGTAGCCCCAGCTGCAACATCAGCCAGATGGATGCCGGCTTTCTCGACCTGATGGATCGTGTCAGGGAGACCGCCGGCATTCCGCTTGTCATAAACTCTGCCTTCAGATCCAAATCCTATGAGCTTATGAAAGGTCGGTCCGGCAACTCCGCCCACTGCAAGGGCAAGGCTCTCGACATCAAGTGCTCCACCTCACAGAACCGCTGGAAGATAGTCTCCGCTGCCATCAGATGCGGCATCAGACGCATAGGCATAGGGCAGACCTTCATCCACCTGGACAACGACTCCAGCCTACCGCAAAACGTAATATGGGACTACTATGACGACTAACTACGACGACGATCCCGAGAGACTCTTCGGCAGGTTCCTCACCTGTACTATAGGACTCATCTTCGCCCTGCTGCTGCTCATCATCCTCTCATCCTGCTCCCCCAGGGTGATAACGGAGATCCACTACCAGCACGATACCACCTACATTCAACAGATACAGATAGACTCCGTCTACAAGAGAGACTCCATATACATCAAGGACAAGGGCGACACAGTCTGGATCTACAAGGAACTGTGGCGCGAAAAGTACAAGTATCTCCGCGACACCGTATCCATCGTGAGAGTCGACAGCGTGGCCGTAGAGAAGGAGAAAATCATCCAGGTGGAGAAACCCTTGTCCAAATGGAAATCGTGGCAACTGGCCGCCTTTCCGTGGCTCCTGGGACTATTGGGCATCGCAGGGCTGTGGACCTTCAGAAAACCGCTGCTGAAACTGATAAGGAAGTTTTAGCTACTCTCAACCGAGGCATAGAAAAAGCCCTCGGTCTTATTATGTAAAAGAACCACCAGATACATAATGCGCCACTGCGCCAGGAGCCGAGGGCTATAGAAGTCCCGTACCTGGCGCAGTAACTATGAAAAGTTATGTATCTAATGGTTCGCTGCAAAGGTAGTGATTAATTTCATATCAACGGCCTATGCAGCAAGAAGTTTGCAAGAAAATTGTACTGGAGTTTCTGGCATTCCTCCGGTACAAAATCAAGAATGATCTTCTTACAATGGAAGAGATAGAATCCATTGCCAGGATGGTTGAAGAAAACCTTACCGTGCTGGGCACTGCCGAAGACATTGCAAGGTTCTACTCCCAGACTACAAAGAATGTGACCACCGTCATAAGCAGGCGTATGTTGGAGAAGCCAATACGAAAGGTTTTCTACTCTTTCAAGGCATTCCGTAAAATCAAGCCTGCATCGTGGTCTTACCACAAGAAAGCCCTTGGTATTCAAAGCACTTCGTCAAAGTTGAGGTAAAATTCTGCCCTCGCTGCCGTCTGCCGAACTTCGTGTTGTGACACGAGTCACCTCAGATGTTTCACTATTAATTTAAATCACAATGGCAGATGAAATGCACGGGGGATTCACCCCTTTTGAGAGCTATATGATTGCCGACAAGTCCTCTCGCAGACCTTCGGGCACTGCAGTGGCCGGTCTTGTCCTCGGCACCGTAGGCGCAGCTCTCGGTATCGGAGCTTGGGTATTCGCTCCCATCTTCAGCAATGCAAAGGCCAATGGCATCAAGGACCTTGCAAACGCACAGTTTAATGCCAACAACGCACAGATCGCAACTCTCGCCGGCCTTCTCAGCAGCGAGCGTGCAGAGCGCGTGGCGCAGGGAGTTACCCTCACCCAGACGGTCAATGACACCGTCAGCGGCTCGCAGCAGGGCACCCTCACCGCACAGCAGGCAGCTGAGCTGTCGGCAATGCAGAGCGTACAACAGAACCTGTTGAACCAGGCCATCCTGGGTAACCTGTCAGAGAACCCGCAGAAGGTGCAGATCTACTCAGCACCCCAGCCCTGCGGATGCCCTGGCTCTTGCTCATAACCGGCCGATGGCGGGGCGGGCCGACACTCGCCCTGCCATTATTCTTTCACTTATGTTCAACAGGAAAAAGAAAGAGCTCCGGCTGCAGGAGCAGATAGCTATGATTAGACCTACAAGCAAATCCGAACTCAAGCGTCAATGCCTCATGCTTTCACATTTGGATGTAGACAAGGCAGAAAAGATGTACGACTTTCTCGTGAAGGATATGGAAGGTATACCGGATGTCGAGCCGGCATCGAAGTCTTTTATGCAGAACTTCGGTGAGCAAGCCACCGGTGTTTTTGGCTGGCTCCGTGAGAACCAGGATATGATAGGCCAGGGAGTGGACTTCATCAGGGGCATCATCGCTGGAAGGAAAGGAGGCAAGCTGCCTCCAGCAAACCCCCTACCCCCGATAAACAACTGACGCTATGGAAGGATACGAGATTTCATTCAAGGTCTTTGCGAAGGACCAGGATGAGGCAGACCGCACAGCCCTGCTCATTCGCAAGTTCGTCGACGACTATGCCAGGAAAGGTATAGCAGTTACCGCAGGCAAAATCGCTGCAGCGGTCACAAAATATAAGGACAGCTTCGTGCTGACCAGCTACTTCAAATAATAATGATAATATGCCAGACAAAAAATGCACAGGCGACTGCCTCAAATGCTCGCTCCAGCAACAGATCTATTGCGCCTCCCAGCACGGTCACGCGATAATGGGCTATATGCCCGTCCTGCTGGAGCGTATAGAGGCATTGACAAGCGCACTATCGAGCTTCGCCCCACAAGAGATTATCAACCCACTGAAAGATAATGCACAGATAGACTCCGGTGCAGAGAATAGGGAGTCTCAAACATCTTAATCTATCAGACTATGGCTTGTTATAACGGACAGACATTTGTCAACACTTGTATTGCGGCACCTGGCGCAACAGCCGCCGATGCCACCTATGTGGTAGACCTCACACACTACCTTTGCGGTAACCGTAAGCTCTGCGCCAATGGAGCCTACCCGCTTGCCGCTGACCTCAGTTTCAAGGTCCTCAATCCACCCCGTGCCGTAGGTAACGATACTTACCAGGTAGACATCCTCATCACAGGTGACGTGACCTATATGCCCTATCGCAACGGTCAGGGTAATTGCGGTTGTGACTGCAACTGCCCCCGAAGCGAGAATATCTACGCTACGGTGAGCGTTCCCTGGGGAGCCGCTGACGCTCCCGTGGTGACTGCCGGCGAAGCCTTTGCCAGCCCCACAAATATGCGCGACTGCTGCTCGATCACCAACGCCTGCTCTATCGTAGGCTCCTTCAACCTTGCGACGGCTGCTGGGGCTTCTGCAGGCGGCTCAAAGGGCAAGTAATGTTTCGGGAGGCTGCGGTCCTGACGGCATCTTGCGTCCTGTTCGTGCAGATGGGGTTGTCTCAGGCAATACAGGAGAAACTGCATTTCCAGTCTGCAGTCCTC